ATTGTTCATGTTTATAATATTTTCTTCATTATTTTCATTATTTTCATTGTTTACATTATTTTCATTGTTTACATTATTTTCATTATTTTCAATATGTCCATAGGTTATATTGTCATTGAATGATACAGTTTTATCTGTTTTTTTTTCTGGTTTTTTATTTATAGATTTTGTTTCTGACTTAGTTTGTAAGTTTGCGTCTAATTTTGTTTGTGAAGCTGGTATGCCTTGTAATTGCTCTATTTCATATTTGCGCTTTGCCATTGTTTCAGCAATTAACGACTCCATTTCCGTTATCTTTGAGTCAGGTTCGACCTTGTCTGAAAAATCAATCGGTTGTGGTTTTTTTGCGTTAATTGTCTTTTCAAATTCGTTGCGTTTATTTATAAATTGTTTTTCAAAATCAGTTTGCCTTGCGTTATGAATATCTTCAACCTTATATGGTTCATCGATTACTTCTTCACTAATATTTATTCGTTTCATTTGCTGTTGTTGTAGTAGTAGTTGTTGTTCTTGTTTCAAATTTGGAAACAAATGATTGACTGCGATAAGCAGTTGATTTAAAAATTGTTTATTCAAGTTCATTAGCCCAGCATTTGGATTTGCTCTTGTTTTAAAGAGATTGATATTGCCATCAAATACAGTTTTAATATTTTGGACAATTGTTGTTGAATTTGAGTTTATTTGAAGTTCATCTAACAAAAGTTCCCATAACATGGATAAATTCTTGCCATTTGTAAAATGCTGTATTGAGCTTGTATTTGTATTTGTATTTGTATTAGGTCGTGTTGACATTATTTTATTATATAATAAAATAATGAGCAATTTTTATGTTATTATTTTTCTATTTACTATTTATTTACTATTTATTTACTATTTTTGATTATAAATCTTCATTATAATATATTTTTCTGAATTGTTGCATATATGTGTCTTTTAATACATGTGTCTTTAAATAATGTCCCGTTATCTTATCTTCTAACATATGAATTATAAAATAGATTGAATATACTCCACACTCGGTATTTCTATATTGATGCTCAACAGGATGATTTTGGTCAAATTTGAATTTGATTTTTTCAGGCAGTTTTTTCCCCTGGTCTGTAACCATTTTTACAAATTTCATTACTTGTTTGGGTGCTTTGTCGCCGGCGCTGTCAAAGAAAAATATGGTGCCATTCTTTATGTTAATAAACAATGATATCCAATGCTCACCATCTTTATCATGTGGGTCAGTATTAAAGATGACACCAATTTTGTTTTTGCCCTTTTTGATTTGGTCTGCCAAATTGAAGTGACACAGTTCTTCCCAAACGCACTCACCATATAATTTATGCGTGTCATAATCAATTGGCGATGGTCCTAAAAAGTCAAAACATTTGTATGTTTTTTCATATTGGTTCATAACTTCAATAATATCTATACTAGATATCCATTCCTTGGGATTCTTTTTCCATTCAATTGGAGACACCGGTGAAAAAGATTCTAGCAATTCTTTCTCCATTTTAGTCCCTTTTGTCATTTGTCGCACCCAACATGACTCTTTGTTACATATTTTGGCATAATAGTTTTTCAAGAGTTCCCATATTTCTTTGGAATCATTTGTTGTAATTTTTTTATCGGCGTGTCTGGCATTCCACATATTACGCAGTTTTTGTAGGTCATTATCAGTATAACATGTGTATTCTTTAATTTCATTTTTACCTTTTGGACTACAATTTAGTTTCTGAAATGGTTTTTTAGACATGTCTTCATCTTTATTTTTATTTTTATTTTTATTAATAGCTCCTTCTAAATCTTTGAATTTGTTAGATTGTTTCCTTTTAGAATGATATTTTTGAGTTTTATTTTGTGATTTTGTTTTTGGATTGAATGATTTAGATTTAGTTTTTGTCATTATATTTCATATAAAATACAGATATTTATTTTTTCTCTTTTTTTATAATTTACTTCTTATATTTACTTCTTATAATCCTTTTTTCTAGGAATAATATTATGTTGTTTTTGTGTTTGTCTCACTTTGGTAAACCAATCTAATGGTAGTTGTTCAATATTATCCACACCTTTGGAAGTGGTATTTTTTTTAACCTTTTTATATATTGTAGTTGATTGTGGTTGTGGTTTTATTTTATATTTATTATTGCTTGCGCTTAAATCTTCTTCATCATTCGCATTTATTTCTTCTTCTTCATCATTGGCGCTTATTTCTTGTTTGCTTGCGCTTAATTCTTCGTTATCACTTATTTCGTTATCACTTAATTCTTCATCATTGGCGCTTATTTCGTTATCACTTATTTCATTATCACTTATTTCGTTAGCACTTGATTCTTCTTCTTGTTCTTGTTCGCTTCTTTCATTATCACTGGATTCTTGTTCGCTTTTTTCATTAGTATTAGACGTGTTATTTGTAGTGGCCCTCATCTTTAAATAATATATACTCTTTTCAACAAAATATGTATAACTATGTTTAACGTCTTCTAACAAATTATCAGGAAAATCATCATTTACCATTTTGTTAAATAGCTCAACAAATTGTTCTTTGTAAATCTCCATATCAGTCTTCATTTTATCCTCTTCTTTTTGCTTAATCTTTTTATTCAGTTTTTGTAACTGTTGTTTGCTAATTAAAAAATTCAGTGTTATTTGGTTTACTAAATCGTCTGACATGTATAATTATTGTATAATAATTGTATAATAATTATTATAGAATAAAATGTATAATTATAAATTATTTGTTCAAGGTATTTAAGGTGAAATTTTAGTAGGTTTTGTCAAATCTTTGTTCTGCTGTCTAGTGGCATTATTAAATAGTCCGTACCCAATTGTATTGGAGTTTGGATTAGGATTAAACGGACAAAACTGCTCATTCTTGAATAAATCAGGGAATGGTTGAGAAATTGCGTTATTTTGTTTCCAACCATATTTATACATGTCGCTATTACTGCTAGGCACATAAAAGGCTTGGCTACATTCTTGAATCGCATACACTTGTCCTCTTAAATCTGATTCTTTATTTACATTTGACGCAAAGCCAGACCATGGCCCAAAGTCATTACCAGGATTGAATGTATTTTTAGGATTAAATGTTGCTTGTTGCTTCAAGGGTGTATCAATAGCACTTCGTAAATCAACAATGGGTAAATTTGCGTATTTAGTTGACACTGAACGGGCGTCTAAATATGGCTGTAATTGGCTACTAGGTATGTTTCGACTGTAAGCACGGATATTCATTGTATTAGCCTTTTGCGAAGCTGTTTGGTCAGTATATTCAAATGCGTTCATTATTTATATTACAATAATAAAATAAATAAACAAATAAAATTATATTATTTTTTTGTTTTTGTTTTTGTTTTTTATAAAATATATTATTTATAAAAATGTATTAGATACAATCGTCTTAATTGTATTAATAATGTGCGGTATTTTTGCTTTATTAAATTATAGAAATGAAGAAGAACCTACTCCTGATTTAAATGAAGATAAAGACAAAGGCGAAGATAAAGACAAGGTTAAAGAAGACAAAGTTGATGAAAGACCACCAATTAATAAGAATAGCGACCAAGGATTCATCAAGGAGCAATTTGAAAAGGGACAAAATCGTGGTCCTGAATTTTCCGAAATAGTACTACATGAGGAAGAACAATTTATTCAAGGCTTCCATCGTTTGGCAATTAATGGTCTTACTAGTTTATCCAATCAGCCTATAAATATGTGGAATTGTAGTTTAATTTGTAATGGTGAAATTTATAATTATAAGAAATTATATGAGATTATGAATGTTGAACCAGCTACTCAGTCAGACTGTGAAGTCATTATTTATTTATACAGAAAATATGGTATTGAACACGCAATCAAAATGTTGGACGGTGTATTCGCGTTTGTATTATACGACTACCAATATAATATGATTTATGCTGCCAGAGACCCATATGGAGTCAGACCATTGTATTATTTTACTTCTAAAGATGATACTGGTATTATTGGATACGGTTCTGAGCTAAAAATGCTTTGCGAAATGGCAAATGTTGAGAAGCAGCCAGTTACATATTTTCCCCCGGGCTCATATGCGCAACACATAAGAGTTGATAGCACCTGGTTAATGGGACCCATTGTTAAATATCATATTCCATCTTTTACATATTCATATCCATTGGCACTAGTTGAAAGTATTAAAAAAACTAAGGAGGAATTGCTAAATTATTATACTGCCGCGATTCATGACAAGTTGGAATCCGCGGTTAAAAAGCGATATTTGAACACTGAGCGTCCTATTGCTTGTTTACTATCCGGTGGCTTGGATAGCAGTTTAATTACGGCATTGGTTCAAAAAATACACAGCAAGAATATTCCAAAAGGTTACACAAGACCCAAGGTGAATTTGGAAACCTATAGTATTGGATTGCCTGATTCCGAAGACTTAGCTTATGCTCGAATGGTGGCAAATTATATTAAATCAAATCATATTGAAATTACTGTAAGCGAAGATGTTATGATTGATGTTATTCCTGAAGTTGTTAAGGCAATTGAAAGCTATGATGTTACAACTGTTCGAGCAAGTCTAGGGAATTATTTGTTGGGTAAATTTATTTCTAGAAATAGCAATGCGAAGGTGATTTTTAACGGAGATGGGGCAGATGAGTTATGTGGTGGTTATTTATATATGAGTAAATGCCCCGATTCACTTGAATATGATAGAGAGACACATCGTTTATTAAAAGATATTCATATGTTTGATGTGTTGCGCTCAGACAAAAGTATTTCTTCTAATGGACTGGAGCCAAGGACTCCCTTTTTAGATAAGGAATTTGTTAATTATTATTTATCAATACCAATTGAATTTCGTAATCATAATATTACAGGAACTATGGAGAAATTCTTACTAAGAACTGCGTTCCAGAAGGATAAATTGTTGCCAGATGAGATTCTTTGGCGCAAGAAGGAGGCATTTAGTGATG